TTACTCCACTCTCCCAATCACCACCACCTTCCCTTCCGCCTCAGCCTGGAACTCCCGTGCAGCAGCAAGCCGTGCTTCGGCGGTAGCCTTACCTGCCTTTCGTAGGTTCACCAGGGCGTCCCTGGGTATCTCCTCTGCGCTTACTTCGGTCCATGCTGCGGATGGTGCGTTTGGGTAGGGGCTGATTTTGGTCATCTTGGGCCTCTCAGTCGGTTAGGATTTCATGCTCGCAGAGATATAGCGTGTCATCCGGAAATCCCAATCTGGCGCAGTCCTCTGGGTGAATCTGGAAGAAACGCTTAGAGTTGCAATGCTTGATAGCCCGCCCCTCCATAATGTAGTCATCATCGAAAGGTTCGGACTCACGAATGCGGATTACAAGCTTCGGAGCAAGCTCTATCTGCTCGGGAGTCAAATGCCAACCTTCCTCCGAATCGTGAGCTTTGAACGTCCGCGCAGGCTGCCACAGTTCTTCGTCGCCGGGGGTGCTCATCTAGCACCATGGCCGCGATCCGAAGGGTCGCCAGGGACCGAAGTCTCCCACCCCCACTTGCATCGTATGTCTGCGCAGTAATCACCGTGCGCCGAATGAACCAACGATTCCCTCTTGCACTGAGGGCACCTTTCCGAGGGCGCCTCTTTCTCGGTCATTTCACCCGTCTCCTTCCATGTCCGCCGGTTCCAATGTCAGGTTGTATTCCGTGCGCTTCTCGCCGTTGACCTGCTTGACGTAGCACTCGATCCAATAGCCGCGCCTCCGAAGCTCTGAGATTCTCGCCCTATAGTTTGCAATCCGCAGATCAAGAATCTCTGGCAACGTCACCCATTCCTTGCTGCGCAGTAGTGCCAGTACTCTGTCAGCCTGCGTCCGTCTCTTGGGCGTCTGCTCGCAAATCTGCACCTGCTGGGGCTGCGTCTGAAAGGAAAGTTGGGTCACTGCGTCCTCCCGATCCATTCTGCTGCGTCAGGAATCTCTGAGGCTTGCGGGCCGGGGCCGACCAGTCGAGCCTTGGCTTGCGCGTGGACCTTCAGGCGTTCGCACATCACGTTCATTTCGGTTATGAACTTCACGACTTCCTTCTCCATCTCGATAATCATCAGGTTGTCGCGCTCAAACCGCTTGATAAACAGGCTAAACTCCTGAGGCACGCGCGGATCGTAGGAACAGAAGTCGCACCAGTCGCGCTCGGCGCAGGCCATCTGCCACATCATTTGCGGCTTGTATTCATCGGGCACTTCGTCTGCGAAAATGTATTCCAGGTGGGTTGCCGTATTTGGCACTTTGAACTCGACCAGGCCATCATCGCCGATCAGGCCGTCTGGTGAGGCGCCGCAACGTGGCAACTTTGGATGCAGGACGAACCCGACCGAAGCGACTTCCACGTTCTCCGAAAGCTCGTAGGCAGTTCTGGCGAGTGGTTCATTGTCGATGCCGAACTCCATCGCCTGAGACACGTAGTTGTCAGTGCTGCGCCCGGTGAGGACTTCGGTCACTTTGTCCATTAGGTAGTTGTGTCGGGCGGCTACCGGCTTTCCGTCCTTGCGCTTCTTCACGATGTCGGCGATGCGCGAGGACGTGACCAAGCCGCACCGAGCCATGAGCCACTCGGGCGTGTTCTGGGCCATGCTGAGGTAGTTCTTAGGCAGGCTCATCGGCGAGCAGTTCCTTTTTGCGCTTGTCGCGCGCGTCGATTAGGGCCTTGGCTTCGGCGAGCTGCGTGGCCTTCATGTATTTCTGGATTGGACCAGTCGAAACATCCTTCAGGGCAGTCGTATCGGGAGCCTCACGGATCGCTAGAAGTTGCTGCTCCAACTCGGGCGTCAGGGCCAAAGTATCGGTATCCTGCCCCTTGACCGCGATGCCACAGGCACCAAGGAATGTGTACCGCTCCAGGTAGGAAACCGTAGAGCCGATAGCCTGGACGCTGTTCTTGGCCCCGCTCGTGTCGGGCGATGCCTCCAATGTCGCTCCGTCCTCGCTGTAGATGCCTAGGCTCAGGACGCACGTCACCTTGATCTTTCCTTCCTTCTGCTCCATGCGCCATCCGTGGGTGATTCCCTGCTCGCTGAGGGCGGGCGTCAGGGCATCGCAAACGTGATCGAGGGTCGCGTAGTCGTAGGACACGGCCTTGTCACCGCTTCCGAAAGACGCGGTTCTGTTGCGCACAATCTCCGGGGCTTTCTTCTTGAACTCGGCCATTGCCGATCGGAAGGCTTTCTTGGCCTCGTTCGCCTCCCACCGCATTTGCAGGTCCAGAAGTTTGCTCATGGTGTCAACATTTGCGCCCTGCTGAGTGGCCGAGTACAGCAAGTCCATCGGCGTGGGAGCCAACCGCACAATTTCCGCGGGCTTGTTTTCCAACTGGAACTCCTTTACTTCAGGTGCGCTCATTAGTCATTGCCTCCGGTGAGTTTCATGAATTGCTTGATGGCCTCTGCGCGTCCAGGGCCGAACTTGGGATAGCGGTTGTGCTCGACCGAATGGCAATTCGAGCAGGACATGCAGACGTTGTGCCGGCAGTCGCAACGCCCTGTTAGGCCGCCCTGCTTGTGGTGCATTTCCTCGGCCGTTCCCCTGCACCCCTTGAGCCTGAGTTGGCACCTTCCCTTTGATTTCGTAAAGGCCCACCCGCGAAGCCGAATAATGTCGGCTCCCGCAAGGAACAGATGCGGCTCGTTTCCGTTGAGCGAAACGAAGCTGCGACGGTCGAGCAGGATGCCGTTCTTGAAAAGCAGCGACGTCACAGGCCGATCTACCTTGGCGCCGCGGGGCATCAGAGCCCTACCGTCGTGAGCCAGTGGAGGAAGTGGTACAGCGCGCGACCACCCAGGAACAGTGCCAGCGAGCCGAACGCAAATGCAATCGCGTAGCACCAGAACGTGAACCAGTCGGCCTTCTGGCCCATCTCGCGCATCTCCCTGTCCGTGATCGGGTCACTCCTCATAGCAGCCTGCCCCGCGCTCAAGAGAGTCGAGCCGCTGGATGTCGTTGTGCCGGCGTTCGATTTCCGTGTCCAGGTAGGCCTTCGTTTCTCCACAGACCTTCGCCAGCCTGTCCGATGCCTTACGGAGCCCACCGAGAGCCTGCTGAATCGCCGCGGTTTCAAGCAAGGACTCGAACTGCTCGTCTTGTGTCATGGTGCCTCCCAGTTCAAAGATTGGATTCCCCTTGCGGACCCGTTCCCAATACCGATCGGCCGCTGCCTCGTCGAAGGGCAGGTTCACGGCTGGATTTCTCCTTTTAGCGCGCGCTCGAGCCTGGACTCGTCCAGCACGCCGGCGAGAAGGAAAGAAGCGATCGCCTGGTTGATGAGATTGTTCACGTTGACGTTCCTCTTCTTGGCCTCGATGCGAATGTTCTCCGCGAGCTCGGCTGGAAACCTGACCGTCCAGACTATGCTCTTGCTCATACTTGCCTCCGTGGTTGCCATCTGAAACCAAGCTTCGCGTAGATCTGCGCTCGGCATCTGCCCCAATGTCCATACATCAGGCTTTGCCTCCGTAGCAGCGCACGATGGCCCGCTCAAGCAGGAATTGCAGTTTCTTCCCCGTCTTGACGGCATGGGCTACCAGAACTTTGTGGGTGTCCTTGCTGATTCGTACTGTAGTGGATGCCATGCGACAATTATCTACATTCGTAGATTCTTGTCAACACATATTTGCGGGTGTGCTAAAAAAAGAAACAGGGCCGGAAGAGTTTGGGTGTGGGGGCTTCCGGCCCTGCCGTGCTTCGGTGGATGCTAGCGGGCCTGGATTCCCTGCGCTCCAGGTGTTCCGGGTGCGGGCTTGGCAGCCGCCACGTCGGCCGCGGGGGCCGCTGCAGGAGCTACTGGCGCTGGCGCCGGGGGATTGATGGCCGCGTTCACCGACGCCTCTGCTGTGTCGAGCGTCTGAGCCATGGTTTCGAGTTGGGCATCGGTGACTTCGGTGCCGGCCGCGAGCTGCGCTTGGAGTGCCGCAACCTGAGCCTGTAGGGCCGCGATCGAAGCGGAGGCTGCATTGAGAGCCGCCACTACCTGTCCGGCCTGAGTCGTTTCTGCGGCGATTGCCGCCTGTAGATCGGTGAGTCCTTGATTCGTAGCGCTCAATGTATCCTCCAAACTTGCGAGTCTGCCAAGCATTGCGCGTAGCAGTTCTTTCTCTTCGTGATCAAACATCTAGGCCCTTTCCTTCTAAAAACACAAGACTCCGCGAGAGTAGCAAATCTCTGGGAGTAATTCTATACACTTTGTCCGAGGGACGAGTACTGAGCAGTGGGAAGCCTACATTCTCGAACGCCGCGGCGACCAGCTCGGAGCAGAACCACCGCGCCTCGTCGCGCCAGTCCCGATTAAAGGCTATCCCCGTGATGGCCGAATAGTCGTAGCGCTTGCCCGCCTGAGTGCGCGCCCAAGCGTAGGCCGCTCGCATCGCTTCTTCCGCGTGGCTCGAATTCGCCGTGAACTGTTCCACGCGGGTATAGTGATCAATTGAGCACGGACGCTCCATTACGCCGCCGTGCGACCGGGAGCCGAAGGTTACGCCGGCCTCGGTGTCAATGAACTCCGCATGAGAAAACTCTGATCTCGTACTGAATCTTATCGCGGCGGAAATAGGGTTCCACCGGTCCGTCACAAGTTGGACCCTGATGCTCAATTGCTGCTGAAATTCCAGTTAATCGAGCTGCGAACCACCGGGACCATGCCGCCGCTCAAACTGGGCAGTCGCGCCAATCCAACCTCTATGAGCGTGAGGCTGAAGTTACCCGTCTTTGTGGGGTCCATTCGCAACCCGCCTCCGAACTCGAGACCGATGTGCTGAGTCGTCACGCTGGCCGAGTTGGTGTAGCGGTCGGCGCCAACCTCCCCATACATGTACGAATCCCAGATGCTCTTGTTGAGCGTCGAACTCTTGATCAGGTGCAACCAGGAGTACTCGCCGCCGCCAAGGAACTGCTGAGCATTCTTCGAGGAAAACAGGGTATTGTCGTCCCGGATGCGGAAGTTGGGCGTCACTGAAAGCAGTCCCAGGAGTGACGTGCCCACAATGCTCTGCCCCTTGACGGAGGCCGTGACGACGCCCGCGGTGACGGCAAACGGTCCGTTTGTCGTAGGTGCCGGTGGGGTCGGGGGCGTGGTGGTCTGCGCGAAGCAGGAGCCTGCCAGAAGCAATACGAGGCCGAGTAGGGCGTTTTTCATTGGTTCCTCCGTGCCGAAATATAACACAACTACGTGCCCGAAATAACCTGAAGTCTGCGGTCCGCCGACTCATGGACCGTGATCCGTAGCGTCAGCATGGAAACGATACACCCGTCAGATGACTGCCCGATGTGCGCAGGGTTATCGCCGTGCCACTTGAACTCGCTGCGCCCGAACATCTGATTGCCTGGGTCGGGCGTCAGCGGGAGCGTGTATTCTCCGGTAACCGGATCATGGACCGGATCGCCGATTTCGTAGAAGCCCCGCGGTAGGGGTCCGACGTCGCGGGTATCCTCCATCGCCGGGTTGTTCTTGCCCGGACCTTTCCCGGCATATCCCGTTCCGAGGAAGGTTCCGTCGTGGTAAACCTTGCCGTCGATTTGGCTATAGATCCAGATGGCTTTTCTCCTCAATCTGCGAAAGAGTCCGCGCCGCTTTCCTCCCGATGCCCGATGTGCGCGATCCACAGACAGCCTACCGCTACGATGAGCGTGGGCAGCCAGTTATTGACCGTGATCCATGCGGGACTCGTCAAATGCAGTCCGAATCCCAGCTCGTAGGCCGCCTGCGTGAGCCACAGAGCCCCAAGAGAGAAACCTATCTTGCGCGGGATTCCCGAGAGCCAAGCGGCGCCCAGCAGGGTAGGGATCGCGCAGAACAGGTCAGACGCGCCGTTGGCGGCCTGCACCCATTCAAGCAAGCCCTTGGGGTGCGTAATCACGAGCATGAGCAGGGCGAAGGCCAGCGAGCCGCTGAGGTAAGGAAGCACGGTAGGCCTGATCGTCCTTATCGTGTCTCTCATCAGCGCGAGCTCGAAAACATATATCGCGCCAATGCCCATGATCCAAGCTACGGCATAGACGGTTGAATCGTATGACCAGCGCATCAGCATGAGCTCCCAGACGGCCGTGCACGCGAGGTTGACCGCGAAGTATCGGCGCAGGCCCGCGTGCGAGGCGTAGCGCCATGCGACAGTCAAGCAAGCCACGGCAATCAAGAACCTCATTTGAGGATGGCCCCCGTCCAGTAGTCGTACACTACCGTTTGGCCGTTCGCCCAGGTGATCGTGACGGGCTGATCTTTCTGGGTTGCGGGCTTAGGGGTTGTCAGCAACGACACCGTGTCGATCGCTGCAGTTTGCACTACGATCTTAATTCCGGGGTTTGGTGCCCCACCGCCTCCAAATTGTCCCATAAAGCCTCCTTAGTGTTCGCCGCCGTTCGGTGCCGTTCCCCCGAGTCGGCGCAATTCAGATCGAATCCACCACACGTCCCGCGCCGTGTCGCGCGTAATCTCCACAACGCCTTCGATCACCTGATCGTGCCTGTCGAGGCGTGGGCCGAAGTTATCATAAAGCGCCGTTCGCCTGCCCATGTACCAGGACACGATGATAAGGTTCACCGTCACCGTTCCGAGCAGGAACGCGATGATCGACAGAACTGTTTGCCATGAGGTCATTTAGAAAATCTGCTTCAGCCACTCCACGAACACGTTCCCCTTCACGCCGGCCTCGGGCTCGAAAACCACCACAGGCTCGGTAATCTCCTGCGCTGGCGTTGGTCCATGGTTAAGATTTCCCCGGCTGATACGCTTTCATCGCGGGCGTGTTGTCCATGATCGCCTGTTTTCTCAGGTGTTCATCGAGGGCTGTCTGGGCGACTTGCGCAGCGGCAACGTGGACGGGATCGTGCGTCACGTCGGCCAACGCCTTGGCAGTGGTCGCGGTGAGCTGAAGCTGCGCGCCCATGGCATTGTTGACCAGGGTGTGCGTGTTGTCGGCGACCTGGGCAATGCGCTCCTGCTGCGACGTCGCCCTCTGTTCGGCCTTCGAGCGCAGATACATATTTAGGCCGCCCATGAGGGTGATCGCCGCAAGCAAAAGGGAGTTCATCACGGTCGGGTCGATATGACTCATGTTCCCCTACTTCCCCACCATCACGGTTGTCGTGTCTCCCGCCACGACTGGAGGCGGTGGGCTCGACTGCTTGCCAGCTATGCCCATCATAACGGCTTTTCCGCTCGTGTTGATCAGGTACGGGCTGGAAATAAAAAGAGCTTGTGCGCTAAGACTACCGCCATCGGGCAGAGCATTTGTCGTGAAAAGAAACCGGGTATCCCACACGACACACGCGATGAGCAGCAGCGAGCTCGCCACGCGCGACCACGAAGGATTCCCGCTGTCGGACAGCACGGCTTTCCAGAAGATCGCCGCCTCGGGCGACATGTGCTCTGCCATCCAATAGGCCAGCGCCACGAACAGTGCCGCCATGATCAGACGGATCAGCAAGATCAGGTGGAAGTAGATGACGCCGTGCTCGTGCAGAAAATGGTTCATGGGCTGGGTGCCCTCCTAATCCACTCTCTGAGCTTCAGGACTTTCGGGAAGTGAACTGCGCAATACTTCAGCCCGTTCCCGATGTCCTGAAGCCCTTGCGTTTTCTTGCAGCGCTCGCCTCGCTTGAACATTAAGGCAGAGTCTTTCCACCAGCAAGACTTCATTGCGCGATTGTCACCGTGATCGTCACTGCACCCGGAGCGATCGTCACCGGAGCGAAGTTCGATGGCTTGGAACTGACGCCCGCAAGCGTAGCTTCCACGTCGTAGCACCAGGCTCCCGCCGTCAGCGTAGCGGAGGTGTCGGTGAACGAGAGAGAAGTGCCAGAGCTAGGCGCCGAATTGGTCCCGACCTGCACGAAGCTTGCAGGCAGAGGCGTAGTTCCGGCCGCAGGACACGCCCCCGGCGCGCGGTAGACTACGTAGGTCGAAGTTGTGTCAACGCTCTCCGTCCAGGTGAGCGTTACGGAGTGCGCTGCTTGGGCCGGGGTCGAGATTCCTGCTAACGCCAAAAAGAACAGAAGCAATCCTAGCTTTCTCATCTTGTTTCTCCTTTGCCATAAAATTCGAATTCGCGATCGTTGACGGCGGAACGGGCGTGACTCCTGTCGTATCGAGCGGATGAGGGAAAACATACGGTTCATACGCCGCTGTCCAAGTGTTAGTTCCGGTACAGATGTAAAGCTCCCCTTGCCCCGAGTTTGCATCGGTAGCGAAATAAGCCACTCCGTAGGAACCTGTGGGGCTAGTAGCGTAAGTTCCTCCGATTCCTGCCGTGCATGTAGCCGGGCGGTTGGCGGAAGTGCCCCATCCAGTTCCAGATGTGCCATTGAATGGGGAACTTGAGCTTATCTGCGCGGTGCTCCCGGCCTGCACGTAGTAATCCCGGTTCGCTTGGATATTGTTGTCCGGGCTTTGCACGTCAACCAATGTCGTGCAGGTTGATCCGCAGGTTTCTTCCCAACTGTAAACTGGCTCCAATTTCTGATTCGGCCACTGCCCATTGTAAGTACTGCATCCGAGCGTCTGATCGCAAATGGTCGGAAATGCAGTCCCTGCCAGCAAGTCTCCCTGCCCTCTTCCGATCTGGCCAATGCACGGCCATCCCTGCGAGCCATTGTTATTATTGTTTCCATCCCAATTGCTCGGCCCCGCAACTCCTCCGAACGGAGAGCTCGCGCAGTATCCCCAGCCGTTTGGCGTTGCATTTTGGCAATAATTCGGAGTCGCCCCGCAGGTATTCGTGCCGCTGTCCCGATCTTCAAAGAATGACAGGTTGTGGTTATACCCGGCCGTGATGTTGTTCCACGAAAGACCTGTCCCGGAAGTCAGTCCTTCTCCGGCATAGGCACCCCCCGAGCTTGTGGAAGTCGCTACGTTCCCATAAACCTCCCATGCTCGGCAGCCAGCGGCCGGAGGGCCAAGAACGGACCCAAGGGCATGGGTCTGGGTATAGGCATCGCTCTGATTACCGTTATAGACGTTATAGCGGAATACATAACGGCCACCGGCATTGCAATCGTCGGGGTATCCGTTATTGAAAGTATTATTTTCCATGAAGAAGAAATTGGCCGAGCCGAATTGTGTGCTCTGATTCCAAAAGGTGTACCCCTGCCCGTCCGACCCATAAGCCCTTATCCCGTTTACAGTGCTATTGCTGTCGAAAACATTGTGATCGGCCACACCGTATCCGGTTACCTGGTATTCCAAAACAGCCACTGCTCCCAAGTTATAGAAATGGCAATGATCGAGGCGGATTTGTCCCGTATCGTTCTGGGTTCCTATGGCGATCATCCCATTGAAGTCGGCCACATTGTTCATGTTCCAGCTTATTCCGGTGATCCTCACTTCTTGACTCGAAGAACCATTCGGAGCGAATCCGATAAGGGGAGATCCCCCGCTTCCTCTTCCGTCTTTGATGATTGTGTTATCGGTTGCAGTGCAGGGCGACGTGTAAGTGGGGGGCGCGCCGCAGTTCGTGCTGATGGTCGTGTTGCCTTGAATCGTAACGGAAACCGTGAATGCGGCATTCAGTTGGCTGGTATTCGTCCAAGAGCAGTTTCCCGAGGGGATTGCGATGATATCTCCGTTAATCGGAGAAGCGTTCTCATTGCTGATAGCAGTTTGCACGTCGCTCATATCGCATGAGGCGGCCGTGTAAGTCGCGGCGTGGGCCGAGACGGCTAGGAGCGCTTGAACAAAAAGGCCCAGCCATACACGCTTAAACGAGCAACGCTGAAAGCCACGGCGATGATCCATAGGTGATTCATGGTTATGCATTATACACCCATTCTATTGAAAGCACGCATTGCTGGCGTTAAAAGTCCCGCTTGAATCCGAAACCGCAGGCGCGTGAGATGCGGCGGATGTCGAGATAAGCCCCGCCCAGGCGTCTGTCGATGTAAAGATTCCCGATCCCGTCGTGTAAGCGTTCCCGGAAGCCGGGGAGGCCGTAACCAGATTCGACACCGAGAAAATGCTCAGGCAAAATCCTTTTGTCGCGGTCGTGGTCACGCCGCTTGCCGTGGCCGCTCCCGCGCTAACCGAACTATTCTGATTCGCGGTAGCGGTGCCGTCCGTCGCGCTGATATTTATGACGGGATACACAGCAATGTCGAAGTGACCTCCAACCATCGCGCCCGAGGCACAGGCGGTGATCGTATGCGCTGCCGCTGAAACTCCCGTAAGGTAATAGATCGCCGTCGCGCCTTGCGAACCGGAAACTCCCGTGGTGGTAGTGTTTGAAACCAAATTGAGAGCCGTGCCGGTGCTGCAAGAGGTGTTTCCATCTAGCTTGACCGAGCTGATGGTTCTAACCGTGCTGCTGTAGAGATCGACGGCCACCGCCAGGGTCGATGATGCGGTAGTGGTAATGCTGGCCTGGACATCGGATGCCGTGCCCGTAGCTTCCGCAGTGACAGCTTTGTCTTTCATCCATACTGCACCGGGAAGCGGGAAAGCCGCGAAAGTGGAAGCCCATACCGATAGCTGCGTAGTCGAGGAGGTTAGCCCGTAGGTCCAGGTCTGTGCCGAATTTGAATTGGACGTTTGAAAATGTCCCCGCGCATTGTTTTCATCGAGCGGCCAAGGTCCGTTGAGGTTTTCACCAGCATTGATGGTCGTATCGAATAACACCGAGGGTGAAGTCAGGGACACGGGCGTGTTCTGCTGTGTGCCCATTTGGTTAAAAATCATTGCCGAGCTAGCGGCCGTCTGATAAGTGCTCGTTATCGTGAACGTGGAACCAGTGGTGACGTTGCTGCCGGTATCGGTAATCGGGTAGGCATCACAACCGCCCGTGGTGTTTGTCCCGGAAACAACGTACCACCACAGGCTTATGTCATAGGCGGTTCCATTCGGGTTGATCGTGAACGTAGGAGCTTCTGAGTTGATTAAAGTGGGATTTGACGCATACCAGGTAGATGTCCAAGGTCCTCCGGTCCCGGTAGTGGTGGTGATTCCGCACTGCGCCCAAGTATTCGTTCCGTCTGATATTCCAGTAATCGCCAAGGGGTCATTGCTGAACGTGCCACCTTGTATATCGACAAACAGCAAGCTGCCCGACCCGCTGACAGGAGTACAGGGCATTCCTTCCTGCGCCGTGGTTACGGTATTTGCCAGTGAGGCCGTGGAATTGTAAGAACCGATGCAGGAGATGTACATCCCGGACGGAGCATTCCCGGCAGTTGCGGACTTCAGTGCTACAGAGACCCCGACATAAGCCGCCGAAGCGCTGGAAGTCATCTTCGGGGTGATCGTTCCCGAGGAAGCATCCACTTCCCATGCCGAGGCTGCGCCTTCACGAAGATCATTTGAGGTCTGGTTCCATCCAGAATCCGCCGCGAACGGGCCGAGGGAATTGTTTGTAGAAGTGGTGTTCGTTGGGTTGGTCTGCACGGTAAAAACGCCTACCCAGTCGTTCCCGGCCGTAGTTGTGAGACTGCCTGCCGTGAAAGAAGTGACCGATGACCCGCTGGCATTCTGCGAACAGGAATCATAGGAACCAATGTTGTAGAGCTGCTGCACCTGCACTTGTGCGTTTGTGACAGTGGTTGGGAAGGTGACGGTGATCTGCCGCGTTCCAGTGGTGAGTCCGATTGAGTAGTACACTTCTGCCCAGCGGTTGTTTGTTGAATCGTGAGCAGTGCACGATGCGTGGGTATAGGTATTTGATTTATCATCCGTGACGGTCGGGGCTTCCTGCGAACTGGCCCCGTAGGTGACAAAAAGTACTCCCGAGTTCCCTGCCAGGGTGGGATCGGCATATTGCGTGCAGAAGGTGTAGTTCGTGTTGTTGCAAGTCGTGGTGCCGGAAAACAGTGTCGTGACGGAATCGTTCTCTGTGCTCCCACTGACCGTCGATGAGACGAAGCCGGGGGTAGGATTAACTGCGGCCGCGAAAATCTTGCGGTGATCATTACCCGTGATCATGCCCTGCGCGTGGAGGCAAGGCGCAAGGGCCAGAAAGAGCAGAAGCCGTCTCATTGCGTCATGGAGACGACCCAAGTCGTCTGTTTCGCCGTCCCGTCCGCGACGAAGGTGAACTTGATGTAATCTCCGCTGGTAAGTGCGACGTTCGCACTCTGCGTTCCCGAAGCAAACGAAGTCGAGCAGGCGATTGCGCCGGTCAGCAGCGCGCCGAGGGTGTTGCCTGCGGCGTTCAGCGTGCTGCTTGAGCCGCCGTCTATGTAGCACTTGATCCCGGTAATCGTCCAGGTGACGCCGGAATCGTTATAGCAGTTCGTTTGCAGGTAGGTGCCTGCTGGAATGGCATTCAGTCCATCACCAAGCCCGGGCTCGCAGCGGAGTTTCGCATACTGCGCCCCGGCAGCCACGATTTGCTTGCTCGAATTGGTTGCGACGAGCGCAGCGGATGCGGGCAGCGTGGCTCCATTGATGCCCGTATTGACCATCCCGCCCGTATTGGAAAGTGTTGAGTCACCGCTTACCGCAACGGCAACCGGAAGATTTGAACCATTCCCCACGTAGATGTCGGCGCTGGCGAGAGCCGCAGCCACAAGCTGCTTTGATCCGTTCGTGCCAACGATGGTCGCTGAAGTTGGAACAGCAGCCCCATTGACCTGCGCTACAGTCGGGTTCGGATACGTTCCGCTCAAGTCACCGCCAGCCGTGCCGCCAGAGAGGATTGGTGCCGCCGCAAGGCAGCCGATTCCGGTTGTCGTTGACCAGTTCAAGCCGTTTGTGCAGGTTACTCCGAAGGCCTGAAACGTCGGCACTTTGATCGTGAACCAATGACCCGGCGCCGAGGTTGAATCCTGATAGACCCATGATGCGAAGTTCGGCAGGACCGTCCCGCTTGCGGCTCCATCGATCAGGTCGCTCGCCGCGGCATTCGGGGTGATCGTCAGAGTGCTCGAGGTGTTCTTCAGCACGAACGGGAAGTTGTTCGCGAAACTGCCGCCAACGGCAGGTAGGGCAAGAGCCACGCCGCTCGTCCAGTTCAGGAAATTAGCGCGGTCTCCTACCAGCAGCGTTGCCGGGTTCGTGGCGTCAACCGGGACGCCGCCCACGCACCAGGTCTCCGCAGTCGCCGCGCCTGCCACCGGTGTGTCGCACAGGTAAAGAGGCGTGTTGTTCGGCCCTGTCGGTCCCAGGAGGCAGGCCAACGCAGAAGTGTTGCTCTGGTAGAGCATCGCCCCGAGAGGATTCGCAGAGCAGGGGTTGGCAACTGAGTTGGCAATTACGAAAGCATCTGTCGCGAGTTTCGCCGTGCTATCTCCGACCGTCTGGGTCGTGGCCGTGTCGCCGTTCGGGAGCACCTGAGACACCGTGCAGGTCGAACCGGCAGATGTGACGCCGCCAGTCAGCGCGGGGAGCGCGCCGCAAGGGAGATTCGTCGCGTTCGCAAGATTGATGGCAGAAGGCGTGCCGAGCGCCGGCGTAGCCGAGAGCTTCAGTGTGGCGATGAAAGGGCTGCCCACGGTTCCAGACCCGCTGTACGTCGGTGCGAAGTTGGAATCGTAAGTGAGCTGGAAATAGTTGCCCGTACCTGTGACCGCCGTGTTCGTGCCGAACTGGAAGCTCGTAAAGATACTGCTTCCGCCTGCACCGCAATCCGCCCCTGTTCCTGAAAATAGCCCCGTAGAACTTGCGTGTACACACTGAATCAAGCCCGTGATGCCAGAGTCTGTGACGCTCGCCGCAACCGCATTGCCCAGAGGATCAACTGACGCTTTTACCGTTCCGGCAGGATTCTCGACGGAGATGGGATTCGCTGCGCCTGTCTGCCCGATGAAGTGCGTGCCGCCGAGGGCATTCGGTCCCGCGAAATTGAATACCTGCCCCTGATTGTCGATGGCGATTCCGACCAATCCGCCAAACACGGTTGCGCCCTCGCATCCCGCAGTTGAGAGTCCGCAGGTGATGATTCCGCGTGCGTTGCCTTCAAGGACTGCCTCGTTTTGAATGGGCTGAGCCCCGATGACCGTCAACTGATTGACGATTCCGCCGCTGCCGCTTGTCTTTACGATTGATGTGTCTTGCCCGACGACCGCATCGGCCGGCCCAGGATTGTTGATCGTGACGTTCTCGACCCATGCGCTCGTGGTGGTCGCGATGGCCACCATCGGTGTATTCCCGCTTTCGTAAGGGTCGGTCGAGCAGCCGAAATCGATTCGGAAAGGCCCCGACACTCCGGGAGCATAATTCGTATCTTCAAGAAGCCCGATGCCGCTTCCGGCGAAGTTGACGCAATCAATAGACGCGATCCCGGTATCGTGAATGAAAATAGAAGGCAGCACAGAACTCCCGCTTGTGTGGTAATAGCCTCCCGGAATCTTCACTCCGAATGAACCGAGGAAGACGAAGAGCGGAGATAGGGACGGCAGACCGATCGTGCCCATGTCATCGTTTAGAATTGTGTCGGTCGTCGGGCTGCCGCTCGCATCGGCCTCCATGTATACGCAGCTTGACGGGCAATTACCGATCTGAATGTTCTCGATGCTATTGGATTGCCAGTTCCCGTAGAAATGGATGACGGGAGCGGTACCACGGCCGTCGATCGAGGCCCCCGGCCCTGTCCACTGCTGCTCCGATGGAGCCCCCGACATGCCGACGATATGGTAATTGTCGATCCCGGTGAACTTGAACGGAGTCCTGAAAATGATGTGCCCGTTTACTTCAATTCTGGCGCTGCCATTGTTCGCGTTCGTAAAACTCAGCGTCTCAAGGCGATAGGTTCCGGTCGGGAAGTCCACGATCCCGGCTCCTCCGTTCTGAACTAAAGTGTTGGAGGCCATCGCGTTAAGGGCCGCCTGTGCCGCCGCGCTGTCGTCATGCTCAACCGTCACGCCGAAGACGCTGTTGGAGGCAGCGGCAGCGAGAACCAGGGTCGTTGTTCCGCCCCCACTTGAGATGGTCGTTACCAGGTCCTGCGGCGTGTTCCCTGAAGGCGGGGCAGGCGGGGCATTCAGAGGGCACTGGCCTCCCGCGTTGCCGTAATCGTCATAGGTCGGTGAATTTGAGGGTGTTGTAATGGCAACCGCAGGGCCAATGCAGGACAGCGCTCCGCCGAGCCCCTTGTCCCCGTAGACCAGATATTCGGTCGCGTTGAGAGATGCTGTCCATGTGAGGTGGTTATGGACCTGCGGGGAAAGAACTTGGCCCGTCGTGACCGTGAAGTTGGCCGAAGCTGGACTGTAACCCCTGAGAGCGTCCATCGCCACGATCTTGTAATTGAAGGTGGTCGAGCCGCTAGCACTGAGAGTGACCGTTCCGCCATCCGCATTGCCAGAGCAGGTCGCGGGGATGGTGAAAACGTAATTGCTGACCGCGGTCAGCGTGGCCGTGATGTTGTAATTCGAGACCCCTGTTCCCGCGAGGGTCACGCTCGTGCCATTCGCGAAACCGTACCACCCATTCGTTGTGACTGTCGCAACGCCGCCCGAGCAGGTTATTCCGTGTGTCGAACCGCTCGGCACCAGGTTGATGTTTAGGATGTTCGCAACCGTTGAAACTTGCGCGCCGGAAGGCGCTGTGGGGGCGAGGATCGTGGCCGTGGCTCCCGCACCGGGAACCATCACTCCTTCCCCGTTCGTAAAATCCAGAGCTGCCCCGAGAGTCAATGTATTCTGCGTCGCATTGATCGAACCTGTCACGGTGGCGGATGACCCAGAAGCATTGAAGCACGTCACATCGTAATAGGGCCGCGGACCTGTAAAACAGGTTCCGAGAGCGCCCTTATCGAAAAAGGTCTGAGATGCAGCGAAAACTCCACCAGGGCCGTAGATCTGGAAAGATCCTACCGATCCGGCCGGCGAACCCCCGCCTCCGCCCCCAGAACCTCCCGCAGTGACGAAATAAGGCCCGAGCGTCACCCCCGTTGACAATGTAATCGTGTACGTGTACTGACCTGCAGCAACCCAGACGCCCCAGTTTTCCCCTGCATCCGGACTCGCAACGCAGTTGTTCGTGCCGTCGAGCACGATTTGCGTGGACGTGCTGCAAGGCGTCGAAAGCGTGGCGTCGGTGTAGGTTGGTGCCTTGTTCGTGCACGGCGCCGCATTCGCAGGGGCATTGCAGAAGTTCACGATGGCCCCAAGCGGCACGGTAAGCACGTTCGGCTGACCCGCGACGGTTGATTCCTGGCTGATCTGCTGAGGGCCGATGCGAACGCCCTGCGCGTATGTGAGTAGCGGGGTGAGCAGGAACGCAAGAAAGAGTAGTCGTCTCATCATCAATTCCCCGACAGCTGTTCAAGGATCGGGAACAACTGCACGTCGGGAGCAGGAGCGCAGCTACCCCCGGCCGAATAGGTAGTCGAGTAATAGATCTGCGTTCCCGCCTTCGCGCGAATCACTCCCGCAGGGCCGAATGTTCCCGCCTGCGAAGAGTTCACTGTACCCAGGGTTCCGTTCGTGGTGATCGTGAACGTCAGCACCTGTCCCGTTGAGGCAATGCTCGTATTCGGGTCCGTAAACCCAACATCGAAAACAACCGTTGAATTGCCCGCGCAGCTCATGCCAACTTGCGTTACGTCCAGATACACGCCGATGCGCCACGTACTGTTTACCGCCACCGAGGAAACCATGGTCGTGTTGCCGATACTGACATTCGTTGATGCGGTCGCGGTACTGTAAACGACGCGTGGAAACGTCGGCGGGCACAGCCCCGGAGCTATCACCGTGGTCTGGTTGCTGCTGATCTGGACCACGCCAATTACCTGCCCCAGGGACGGCGCCGGGCAAGAGGTGGAGCCTGTGTCGTGGCAATCCCCCGCAGTGGTCGTGCTGTTCGTAACGAAATCGCCGCCTGTGAGAGAAACTGCCGAAGTATCGTAATTGCATATCGCCGCGCCATTCACCAGGATCGTTGCATTCCCAGTTGCGCCGCAGGTCGTTCCCGTACTGGCGACGCAGATGCCGTAGATTCCCGACAGGCTGGAAGTCGTCGCTTCCGTGACCCCTCCGTTTACTAAGATGGCGAGGCTATTAAGCACTGTTCCGGGGCTTTGGTTCGAGGCGACCTGATATTGATTCGGAGGAAGATCGGCAAGCTGGATTACTGAGCATTCGACCTGCGTGCCATTATCGCGAAGATACAGACCGGCCGAGTTCGGCGTGCAGCTAATAGTGTTGCTGGGAACGCTTATGGTCTTGTTGGTCAGTGTGTCAATCGTCGCATCGCCCGGAAAGCAATCCCAGGATGAGTAGAAGAAGCAGATTCGTCCCAAATCGGTGCGGTAGAGAACCTCACCCGGCGAGCCGACCGGAAACGAAGTTACCCCCGAAAAGATGATCGTCTGCGTGCCGTTGATGATCTGGTATGCAGAAACGCCATCCTGCTCCCACACCTGAGAGCCGGTCGCGCAGTTAACTCCCCCCGCGGTGAGCATCTGCACGCGGTATTCCTGGTTCGCGAGATAGATTGTCGCGTAGCCCGAAGAATCCAGCACCACTGGATTGCTGTTCAGGATCGTGCCGTTTACGTCCGTGTAGGTCGGTGCGGGCGTACTTGTGCCAGAAGTGTAGAAAAACAGGCAGCCTCCCGCGTTGGGCGTGCCGTTCGGCAAAAAGAACTGCTGGTGACTTGGGGGCAACAGGGCAACGGGGACCTGCCCGTGCGCCAGCATCGGCAATAGACAAAAGAGCGCTAGGGCGAATAGAATGCGAGTATGTTTTGGTGCATCTTTGTGGCGATCGCCTGGACGCTTCACGATTTTCATTCCGAGAGGCGCAACGAGCGAAAGCAGCGCAAGTTTTGGTTTGGCGATCATTGACCCATACCTAGCAGTCTCCCGACTCCGTACAACCCAGCAGCTTTCAGTGCCGTTTTGAAAGCGAACGCCTTGGCGTCGTCCGAGAAATCCCGAACCTGCATCGCTCGATGATACTCCTGCATTGCCTGAGTGAACTGCTGGCCCTTACCTTCGACGTCCGCAGCATCCGTCAATGCATCCTTGAGAGTACTATTCAACTGTCCCACCAGGCGCGCAGTTTTTGCATTTAGGCTCATCTTTTCATTCGCCGAGAGTGCCGAAATGTTCGATTGAAAATCCTTGGCCTCCGCATAGGTCAGTGGTTCTGCGTTCGGCGCCGTCATGCGCACAACTAGCTGACGAACCGCTTTGGGAAGCGTTGCGCCGCGCTGGGACTGCTCATAGAGATCAAGAGCCGCATCGCCGACTTTAGCCGTGTTGATGGGCACCGCACCGGCCACAGTCTTAACGTCCTGCAAGGCTGCACCGGCACGCTGGGCGTTCGGGAGCGCTTCGTCTACAACTTTTGCCGCACCCCCGACCGGAACGAACGCCGCGGCCGCACCAGCGACAGACGGAATCTGCTCTGCCGACTTCTCCAATCCGCGCATATTCGGAGGGATGTTGACGGGATTCGATGAACTCGGAACGGGCGCCGTCTGGGCGTCGTAAGCCCGCTTGTCCTCTGCGATGGATGCGGGCGCATGGGCAGTAATCCCCGGTAAAACGCCTGCCGAGCCGACCGGGATTCCCTTCATCTGCTCGCCCTGAGTTCCAATGTCCTGCTCGGCCTGTCGGCTGGCTGCAGCCATACCGCCTTCCCCGGTAATGAGATTCACGGGAGTACCAGCATCGGCTGAAAAGGCACCTGTTTTTGTCCCCACATTCGCCGTGTTCCCAGTAGGAGCCATCGCAAAGCCAGCAGCGCGCGCCTCCGCTGCGCGGTCGCTCGGGATGTATCCGAGCTTCCCATCGGGAGAAGTCATCGCCGTCGCCATCTTGAAGCCAGCCTTAACGGCGTCCGACACGTTAGCGGTCGGCACATCTCCCGTGCTACCGTCTGGTGCGATCATGGGCGTGCTGCTCATTGGTTCGGGTGCAACTTTCCTCCAAAGGCTGCAAAAGGATCATTCCCACTGGTCGGGGCGGCCTGCGTGCGTCCGTTCGCTACGTCATCCAGCGTTGCGGCCTGTCCGTTCTTGTCGAAAATGGTGGTCTGCTTGGGGTCAAGCTTCGCGTTTCGTGAAATCAACTGCGATCCCGCCAACGTGGCATCGAACTTCGGACCAATCAGGCTATCGACAAGCTGGCTCGCCTCATTGAGAGTCGCTGTCGGAACGCTGCCGCTACCAGCCTTATCCAGAAGCGCATTCAGGCGCCGATAGACCGAACCGACTGCTGGCCCGGCATTCTCATATTCCACTGGGTTGATGCGATGTACCCCCGCATAGCTATTTACTCCCAGAACGGTCATCAATGGCACGAGACTGGAGGCCAGTTCGGAGCCGTTTTTCGATTGTTCGATGGCCGTCTTGGTCGCCTGCGCCTGAGACAGGAATTGCGTATAGCCGTGCTGCGGATCTGTCCAGATTTTATCGAGCTGCTCAAGACCGTTCTTCTGAAGCTGGTTGGCAGTAGATACCTGGCGCCCGAGTGCCGCGCGGTAATCCTCGCGATTCTGCTCGTAGTTTGTCTGCGCGCGCTGATCGAGAACGTGCTGAACGTTTTCGAGAGATTTGGACGCGCCTTCATAGTCTCCCCGAGCGAGCAGTGAATTCACGAGCGTCTTGGTCTGGCCATTCAGCGGATCGCCGGCAGGCACAAGTCCATCAATCGTGTTATCGAAATCTCCGGGTTTCGTGTTCGCGTAGAGCTTGACCTTCTGGTTCGCAAGATTTGCTTCGGCCAGTGCCTTTCCGCTCTCAGCCTGCTTCTGGGCAATGTCAGCCTGTTGACTCGCCGCGAGGTGAACATTCGCGTACTCGTTGATTCCCTTTCTCAGCGTGTCAGGATTCTGCGCATTTGAGTCAATGAAGTCGCCAAGCTGAGAGGCGTGGGCGGCGTCGATCAAGCCTGCGTTCAGCAATCCGTTAACGGTGGTTTTAGCCGTGTTGGGCAAATCGGAGTCCGACACAACATCCTTGTTCGTCAACCCTTCGAGCTGCCCCGCGATGGTATCGGCCCTTTTCTGATATGTTTCAACGTTTTTCGCCCCCGTCTCCGCATCATCCGCTGCGATCTTGGATAGCGTTTGCCGCTGGTTCAGTATCTGCGAGCGCACGTTCCAGACGGCTGATGCTGAACCGCCGTTTTTCAGCACCAGTGCGGGCAAATCCTCAATATCCTTGCCGTCCCACTGCTGCATCGCCGTGGTCATGGCCTTCTGGTCCGCAAGTCCCTGTTGAGTTTTTTGGTTCTCAAGCTGCGCGCCCTGCTGCTGGATTTGCTGACCCTGTTGGCCCTGGAGCATTCCCTTGATGGACAGAGCTTTGGCGGCTTCGTCCAGAGGGTTCTCCGGTGGCCGAATGTCGAGAGCCGGGAGTGCGTAGCCGCCCATTAATTTGTACCTGGCGTGCCCGGTGCGAACAGGCCGCTGATGTCGTTAGGGTTCTGCTGCGCCAAAAGCTGCTGCAATGTGAGTGCTCCCGCGATGCTGTTCAATCCGCCAGAAACGGCATTCGTTGCCCCTGCATATCCGCTCGCTGTAGCTGCGGCTCCCGCGAGAATGTCCTGACCCTGCTGCGCGCCGGTAGTAAGGTTGATGTTTGAGACGCCCTGCGCGGCCGACTGGCCCTCGGTGCCAAGTTGCTGCGCGGCCGTCTGCCCCGTTCCCGCGACTCCGGCGAGTCGATTGTACGTGTTCGTCTGGTTGTTCTGGAACGTGCTGTACGCAGTTTCGTACTGCTGCAAGGCGTTCTGGTAGGTCTGCTGGTACGTCGTATCGGCAAGGCCTTCCCCGTATTGCGTGAGCGCCTTTGCGGTCCCTCCCGTGAGCAGGCCTCCACTGGCAGCGGCAGAATTCTGGAGAGCCTGCTCACCCTGACCGAGTGTGAACTGATAACCGGGAGTGGCTTCTGCCTGTGCGGCTGTGGGTGCTTCAAACGTGTCCGTCCACGGCGTCAGAAGCCCTTGCCCGGGTGTGGAAGTCAGTTGCGAGAGCGTGCTGATGGCACCTGTTCCTGCTTTGAGGAATGGCGCCTGGTTCGCCTGCTCGGTATTAAATTCTTGTTCCTGAAACTGAAGCGACTGCTCAGCCTCCTGCGCCTGAAGCTGCTGCGCGGATTTCGCTGCTCCCGCCTGCTCGGCACCCGAAGCGATGCTCCCGGCTGCGCCGATTCCAGCGGCGGCAATACTCGCGATGGCGACCGTGCTCATAGGATCTTCGAGTAAATCAAGTCAGTCGGCTTCCAGCCGAGAATTGCAAACATCGTGCCCCTGCTCTTGTGCAGCTTGTGCGAAGAGTAGGCCTTCACGGCGCCGCGCTCGCGCCACACATCTTCCGAGAAAGTGAAAAGTTTCAAACCGAGATTCCCTCGGCGATACTCCGGGTTGAGCCAGTACATATCCGTGTACGCCATCAATCCCTGGCCCTCGTAGTGCGGGTTGGCGATGATCAGCGCCACGTAGTAGCCAACCAGCTTCCCGTCTACGCGCGCCGTCGTAAGACACAGCGCCCCGTTATCCTCCAAAACCTTATATTTCGGCTCTTCGCATTTGGCCTTGAAGCGGTCCTTGTCCACCGCAACGTCATCCCAGAGCTCGGAGAACATCGGGCGCAGTTCCGGCAGGGCGCTAGACCATTTCTCGACTTGAAAACTCACGTTCATGCCAGAGCCTTTGCGATGTCGCCGACCGTATCGAACTTCGCCCACTCCAGCTCGGGAATCGGCTTGATCTTCGCGCAAATCACCATCATCAGGTCAACGAAGTCGAGCGAGTCAAGGTTCAGCTCGTCAATCGAAGTTTCCAGCGTCACCTTCTGGAACGTCTCGGCTTCGATAATCTCTAAAAGGCTGTGAGCGGTATCCGCTTCCACTGATTCACTCCTATGCACACGTAAAAGAAGTTCTGATCATAAGCGATCTGGCCTGCAATCCCCGCCGACTTCGATGTGGCCGGTGGCGCCGTAGGGCTTGCTGGCGCCCTGAGACTTGCGTACCAGTTCGTTTGCTGCTGATTCTCGTTCTGATCATTCCGAACGATGGGCCGGGCGACAGGGATGTTCTTGGCCATCAGGTCACTTTCCCATATGTCGTCGCGAGACGCTGTTGCGGCTTGTAAGGCGCCGGCCCGTCAACGTCGATGTAGCCTTCAATCAGCCGCCAGCCGATCGGATCGCTGCACGAAAGCTCGATTACCATGTCCCGAGCGCGACCCATGCGCGAACGGCGCGCGCGAGACCGGTATTGCCCGATCTGCCCGCAATCCAGGGCATATTCGTTCGACCAGGTGTGGGCGTAGTCCGTGCTCCACTTTAGCAGCAGCTGCGGGGCGCGCGGATTGCCGTTTCCGTCGCGCAGCGGGGGCTCTGGGCCGAGTCCCGTTTCTACATCAACAATCAGCTCGTTGTAAAACTGCCAGTGGTTCTCAACCGAGATGTGCGGAGAACGCCTGACACGCCGGATCGGGTTGCCAGAATCGGTGACGAAGTTCCAAGCTCCCCCGGTTTGCGAAGGAATCGCCATCTGGTAAATGTTTCCGCTGGTCGGGTCGCCTACCAAGTGCATCCCGAATGCGAAAGCATGGTTCTGGCTCTTGTGCGCGCTGAATTTGCCGGTATTCGTGTTCCAGTAGCCGCGCTCGTGCCACTGACCCGTTGCCACGTCGTACACCCACGTCTTGTTTGCGGTCGGGAAGTAGAAAACCGCGAAACTGTGCCCCTGATCCTGGTAGGGGTAAGCCACACAGTCGGCAATCGTCGGGTATCCCTGCATCGCAAATTCAATGGCATGGTTGCTGATGCGCACGGGCGTATAACCAGAGTTCCGGCGCACGATTCCGTTGCCGCGCTCGTCTTGGTCAATCCAGAAAATAGAGTTGTCCAGCCTGCACATGCCGAACACGCTCGCCATGCCGTTTTCAACCGTGCCGGAAGGGTCCACGTCGAAGATGTTGGCGCTTCCTGAGTCGTAGTAGGTCGTCGAGCGCTTGCGGCCAATCACCGCCAGCCTGCGCTGATTCTGAATCATGCCTTGCACGTTATCGGAAAACACGGTCACAACGAGCAATTGCAGCGGAGGCCAACTTGAGGCGTCCAAGGGCGTTGAAATGTAGATCGTCTGCGAGTTCCTGAGCAGCACCAGAAAGAATCCATCGATGTATTCGACCTGCGAAGGGCTTCCGGGTGCTCCGCTTCCAGGCAGCGTGAATGTCGTGTTCGGGATCTGCTGGAAAGTCCCCGCCAGAAGAGTTGCTGGAACCGCCCCGCCGATCGGCACTGCCGTGTTATTCACGTTCGTCTGCGGCTGAAGCTGATACCAGTACAGACTTCCACCCGATGCGATGAGGAGTTGCTGCGGGCTCGCGATCATTGAGGCCGGGAGCTGGTCGTTTGCGACTGCTCCAATCAGGTTAGGCGTTCCGTTCTGCAGGACTTCGTAGAAATTCGGTCCCGAGATGGCGAAGTAGCGCCCGTTGATTTCTATTTGTCCGCGCAGTGGGCCGGGAGGCAGCGTCACGAACAGATTAGTTCCCGGGCAAGGATAAAGAGCCATGGCAGACTTGCCGTAGTTCGATTCTATCGTTTCCAGATACCAGTTCATGGTGGTCTGACAGTCCGCCGTGAGGGACTGCGAGCGATACGACGGACCGATCAGGCCGAACCTTGCCACCTTGGCTCCTTAGTCGGAAACGATAACCGCAATCGCAAGCACGGGACCGGACACGTCGAGCCACACGTTGCCGCTCGGATCGTTGTAAATATCGGGACTGAACGGCCCGCACAGAATCGTTTCTCCCGCGGGGATGTCGATCATGCGATCTGGGACTTTCAGGCCGTTCGATGCGTCTCCGTCCACGTAACTCTGCGCGTGAATCGTGGCCGCAAGGTCCGTCACACCCTGGTTGGTGAGGGACAAAAGCGTGTTTCCGTTGTTGGCGAAGGAATTGCCGTTCACGTTGTCAACCGCCACCGGCGCAAGGGACGTGCCCGTGCGCGAGGCCTGCACGACTGCCATTGCTGTCCGAGCCATAAATCCTCCTTACTGCTGAACGTATTGCAAAATCCCCTGAATGTTGACCGTCGTTCCTGCGCTCAGCAGACAGACTCCGTTAGAAGCCGGCGCGGTCATGGAAGTGCCCGGATCGGCGAGCGAGATGACAGTCGGTCCGGTCGCAGTGGTCACATCCCCTGCTCCGAACGAACCGGTCAGCACGGTCGGGCTCGAGCAAGCTGCTCCGGTCCCATATTCAAGCTGCGCCGTGTCGGCAGACGTCGCCGAGGGGGCAATGGTGACCGTGAATCCGCAGACATAGACCGCCTTAGTGCCAGAAACGGCTACCAGCGATGTAGTTGTGGGCGTGACGACGTTGATTGGCACGCTGGACTTCAGCACGGAGGGGTTGTCGCAAGGATCAGTGGTTCCAGCGATGTTCGCGACGGATACCGAACCAGCCGCACCAGGCGTCGAGGAACCCGGGGCCGTCGCTGCGCTCGCCTGCAGGTTGATTCCAGCGTTTCCGCTTACGAAGGCGGAAGCCCGCACCCGGCAATCCGTCATGGCCGAGACGTTGTAGGCCGTGACTCCGGTTGCGGTGAGAGTCGCGAGTGTCGTCCAGGTGACGCCGCCATCGCCAGAGCACTCATACACCAGCGTCTCAGAGAAAGTTCCGGTAATCGTGACGGACTCCGTGCCAGCCGTAGGAGGCAGCTTCATCCAGACGCAGCTCGATACCGTTGCGCACGCCGCCGAAGAGGCGACGATGTTCCCGCCGAGGGGATTGGCCGTCAGTGAAGTCGTGCCCTGCCCGAATGCGACCGGCGCGAGCAGCAAAATAAGTGGAAGCAGCCAGCGTTTCATGTTCGTCACCTCGTCAATCCCGTGTGGTAATTCCAGTTGGATCTAGGCCTTGCAGTGCTCGGCCCTCCGAAATCGTCCAAACTGATGCGCGGGGGCTGGGCATTGAGCCCTGAGACAGCCTGGCGCGCCTGAAGGGCTGCAGCCACGAGAACCTGATTCGGGGGCTTCTCAAACGACGGGCAGAGCAGTTCGGCGAGCGTCAGGGTAATCGCCAGCTCGTACCCGGGCGGAAAGATGAACTGCGTATCGAGCGTTGCGGCGCCGGATAGCGGAGTCTCAATCTCAAGCTCCACGCCCCATGCGTAATTCGGCACAGGCCAGAAGAAGATGTTTCCCAGCGGCCAGTCCATGCGGTAGTAGTAATCCGTTGGCAGGGAAGTAGTTATGGCCTGGACGCGGTTCGCGGCCCACCAGTCGGAATCTCTCTTTGCAAGCGGGAACCTGACGATCGGCGTCACGTTGTTCAGCAGAATGTTGATGTTCTTGATGCGCACTGGGCGCTCGGTGTTGACCGGGAATGTCGGCGCGCCGACCGAATACGGCCCGATGGTGTGCGAAACGAGGTTCGGGACCAGCAGGTAAGGCGCCGCGGGGATGGCCGGATTGCCGTTTCCCGCTGGCACGCCGGGAGAAGCGCTGAGCAGGTCGAGCGCGAATATCTTGTCGCGCTGAGTGCTCCACATATCCATGATCTGATTGAACTTGCTTAGAACAAAGGCCAATTCCAGCGCAGCCGGGACCTCGCCGGGCGCCACGACGTTTATTTCATAGAGAGCGTTCGTGCAGATTTGCCGAACCGTGTTCGGACCCGGGGGGATGGGGAGCGGACCCGGCAGTGACGGCGGTACTACCGGACCCGGCACTTATTTCACCGTCGCGTCTTTTGCCGCCTGCTTCGTGGATTTCGAGTGTTCGCGCTCTTCCGGCTCTTCGCCTTCGACTTCTTCTTCCGAGACGTATTGCGCCTTGGCAAGAGGATCAAGTAGCGCATGAATGTCCGCAGTGGACGTCACCCAGCCTTTTGGGAGGGCCTTTTCCTCGCCCGAACTCTTCACGATGCGCGTGATGTAGCCCTTTGGGCTGACCTTGCTGGCCTTGTAGGCCATCTTCGGGAACTCGTAGGCGCCATCCCCGCGCGGATTTTCGATGTCCACCGGCCCGTGATAGTCCCGAGGCAGGGTCGTGTTCTTGGTTCCTGAGAGAGCCTGAGAAGCTGCGATGATCCTGCGCGCGGCCGCCAGTTCCTCGGCGCTAATTGCTGCTGTCGGCATTTCGTCTCCTTACGCGAATGAAGATACGCCAGTCTGTCCGACGACTTGCCAGGTCCCATTCATGGCGCGCAGCGTGACGCCGGCCCCGCGGAATGAGCTCAGGTTGATCACCGTCTTGAGCGTGGCCACTCCGTTCGCGATACAGGCCGTCGCGGCTGTGATTGTGTGGGCATTGGCCGTGTCGGAATAGATCGCCACTGTCAGGTTGTCGTCCAAGCCGACAATCGGGGTGGGCATCGTGATGGCATCGACGCCGGCCGTTTTGATTACGTAATTGCCCCCGGCATGGCCGCCACCCACGTTCGCCGAGGGGACAATGGCATCGGTGGAACCGCTAATATAAGTCGGCGGTCCCTGGAAAGGATCAGCGTCGAGTAAGTCCTGCTGGCAATCCTGCGTGTAAGCGCCTCCCGCGGCGCGCGCGCCGATGCCGCGCGGACCGGCCAGAATGCTGGAGGTCTGGGGCGCGATGATCGTCGTGCCGAGGAGCAGAGGCAGCGACATGATTGCCACAAAGACTAGAGCGATCAGCAAATGCATCAGATCCTCCTGAAATTTAGGGGTGATCCCGGCTCACCCCTCGAAGCCGTTCAGATTACGGGTTTATTTCGTACCACTTGCCGTCTGTTCCGTTCCACAGCCAGCATTCCTCGACTCCCGCTACCCCGGTGGTCGTTGCCCCGATGTTGTTGCCTGCGGTCGTGGGCCACGCGCCGGTCGGGATTACGCAGAACTCACCGCCCACGTTGCTGTTCGCCGTGGCAGCGCCGTTTATGCCAATAGCGCCGTTTCCGGTAAACGTGAACGAGGTTGCCGCGGTGGTGCCGGTCAGCTTGATTACCGGCCCAGCGATAGGCTGAGTCGCGGTAGAAGCGGACGAGTTGAAATACGTGCCGGTTGGCAGGAATGGGTTATTGAACCCAGCCGTCCAGGTCAGGGACGTCGGGTTGCAAATCCACTGCGCGCCGGTACGGATGTTGACCCAAGGCGATGCTACGACGTTCGCAAGTACGCAGGGGGTGTTTGAAGGGAACGTGATCCCCTGCGAGCTTTGCGCGCCCGGGTCGGTAACGTAGAACCAGAACGCGCGGCCGGCCAGCACCATGGCGCCGGATGCGTGAGCGGAAGCGAGAGTTCCGCCTTGCCCGCGCTGAACCTGAAGCACCAGGCCGTTGACGGCCACGATGGTTTCAAGCTCACGGTCCACATAGATTTGCCAAGACGTCTGCTGGTTGATGGTCGCCGTCTGGTTGAGCTGAATGCCTGAAAGCCCCGTGACGGATGCGACAGATGCGAACGTCGAAGGGACCGGAGGCGAGCCGGGGGCTGCCGGCGCGGGCTGCGCGGCCGTCAGCGTGGTCTGGATCAGGTAGTTCTGCTGGGCGAATGTCGGGCACAGCATCACGACCATGGCCACGAGCAGGGCAAGAGCGACTTTGTTCATTGTTTTCATGTTCTTATGCCCCCACCATGCGGACCGAGCAGCTGTCCGCGTAGAGCTGGCCGAACCCGAACACCGAATCCCAGCGGTTGATCATTTTGGCTTGCACTGGGTCCCACATCCTGACGAACCGGAGTGCGGCCCGCGTTTCCGGATCCCTGGTCTGGCTGGTCATTTCCGTCGCTCGCGGCTCTTCGAGTTTCACGGCAACGAATCCGAACGCATCGCCGTGAATGACGAGGCCCTGAGCGCCCGACTTGCCGTTCGGTGAGGCTGTCCCGGGCCAGAAGGTGACCGTCGCGCCGTTGACCGGCAGGGCGTCCACGTTCTGATACTGCGATCCGGGTCCGAACAGGGCCGGGGAAACAACCAAGTAATCCGCCGCCGCGCCGCCGCCCGTCGCAACGAGGGGCTGCAGCACAACGAACGTCTTGGCGATGGGCGACAGGAACCTGCGCGTCATCGGGTTCACCAGGTTCACGTTGGCAATCGAGAACACGTCACCCGCGTTGACCGCATCGCCAGCCGTGAGGTTGACGCCGATCTGGTTTCCGCCATTGTTCACGTTGGTCGTGTTTACGGTGAAGGCGCCGGCAATGGTTCCCGCGGTATGACGCCAGAGCGACATGCACTCGTAGATGTCAAAGCCGTGGAGCTTGCCGAGCGAGCCTTCCTTGAACTGCTTCGAGATGTCGTCCTGCGGGTTGAGCAAGGATTGCAGGTTCGGCACCATCGAAGTCGAGAACTGGGGCGGGATGCAGAGCGACTTTTCGCCTCCCGGGGGGCACGCAAGCTCAAACAGACGCTGGCGGGCCTGTGCGAAGGTCGTTACCGTCGTGGGGTCTGTTCCAAGCACGCCCACGATGTTGTTGGCGTTCTGGTAGGCAAACTGCGCGGCGCGGGAATCCGTTTCCTGGGCCATTTGCGCGACGGCGGGCTCCAGGTATTGCTTGCGGATTTCCTCTTTCGAGCGCTCCATGTTCAGAGCCTGCTCGAAATCGTCCCACTCGAAGTCCACGCCCATGATCTGATTGCAGTTCACGGTGGTGGTGAGCCGGTTGATTGCCTGGGGGTTGTAACCGAGTCCGTCGCGAATCGTGAAGCGCTGCGGGATCTTGACCTGCGCGACAGAGCCGATCGGAAACTCCTGCTCGAATTCCTTCTGCCATTCCGTGTTGAAGCACGAAACGACTTCGAGCTTGTTGAGCAATAGCCGCAGGGCCTCCATCGAAACCCATTGCGGGAATGCAAATGTGTTGGGCATTAGCTCGCTTTCCTCTTGGCGAACTCTTCGGCGTTGGCAGCCGATTTGTACGCCTTGAAATCCCCATTCTTCTCCGCGCGTTCGACGGGATCGGCCGGGGCAGTTGTGCGACCACTGATCGTGGTCGCTGGCGCTGGTGCGCGTGTCACTGCGGTGGTCGAGCCTTCAGCCTTTTCTTCCTTCTTGGGCGGTGCGGGGGTTTCAGTGCCGGAAAGCAGCTTGTCCTCGAGTTTGGTCAATTCGCGGGCGGCGGCAAATGGCGCGAGGGCCTGAATGCGCTCGACTTCGCCAGGATTCTTTGCCAGAAAGTACAGCATGTCGGCGCCGATTTCCGAGTCGAGAATCCATCCATCCATGACGCTGCCAATTTTGATCGACTTGAGGGTTTCGTCCTGAAACCTTCCCTTTTCATCGACTTTGACGACTTCGCGCCAGTCTGAATGCTTCTCGGTCGCAATCTTCACCGAGTTGAGCCACCGCTTTTGAACGATCTCGTTTTGCGCAGCAACGCGCGCTTCTTGTGCGGCTTTCGCATTGGCCTTGTTCACGTCTGCCGTTACCTTGGCGACGAGATACTTCTCCATGGCCTCTTCAAAAGCCTCGTCAGAGGCGTACATCGGCTGTCCGGTCTTGAGTTCCACATCGTTGCGGCGAGGTTTGGCGACTTCCTCGACTTTCGCCGGCGCAACAACAGGGATCTTGCGCGCAGATTCCAATTCGGCTGCCAGCCGCTTGTTATCCGCGAGCAGTTCCTTGATGCGCGCCTCCGCACCCTTGTTGGGCTTGTGCTCTTCCTTCGCGACGACCGGGGCCGCGGACGTTTCAGACGCAGGCGTTTCCACCTTTGTCTCGGGTGTTTCCTTTGCAGCGGGTGACGATTCCGCAACTTCCGTCTTGGGAGGTGCTTCGGGTAGGTCGGGCAGCGCGCCCGTTTGGCGCCACTCTGCTTTTTGCTTCGGATTCAATGAGGAAAGGATTTCGCTGGGCGACGAATCAGCGGTTACTGTTGCCGTCTCTGGTGCCATCGTATCTCCGATGAAAGATTTCCCATCATCGGTTGACGAGGCCACATCCCGTCGTACTACCGAAGGCGTTTCGTCCCTTCGGTGGGAGCCTATCAAGCTCCACGCTAGGTGATAAGCCTAGGCGACTCCATCATCTCGCTGGCTGGCCGATATTGCGGCCAAACTCACTGAAATGTCAACAACATCGTTACATCTTGTGCGCGGCCTTGTAAGGGTCACCGCCGTGCAGCGCGCTGGCCGTCTTGAGCACGTGGCCGAAGTGCTTCTTGTTGATCGTGCCGACCGGCTCTTTGTCCGTGTGCAGCTTCTTCGAGCTGGGCGCTGCGCCGCCGCGGGACATGGTTTTCTTTTCCGCACCCTTGATTGCGTTTTTCAGCTTTGCCATGCGTCCTCCGTGAGCTACGAACTGCCGTTGCTTCCGCCCGAATTATTGCCCGAATCATCCGGTGGTGTCAACGCCGCAGCTTGCAACGCCTGATCTTTTGTTTGCTGATGTTCCTGGGCAGAGAGTGCGGTTTCGTGGGCGCGCTCATGGAAATCAGATGCGAGTTGCTCGAGTGCGGCCATGCGCTCGCTGAGATTCTGTGCCTTCGTGTTGATTTCGGCGACCGCCCTTTGCGTGTCCGAGTGGATTTGCTCTATCTTGAGCTTCCCCTGCATCTCCCACATCTTTGCGGCTTTTTCCTGCTGCAGCTGCTGGTTCTCCTGCTGAGCCTGCGTAAGTTGCTGTTGCATCTGGGCCATCTTGGCCTGCGCAGCGGCGGGCAATGGGTTGTTCTCGTCCTCCTGCGCAAACTGAGGTGGCTTCAGGCGTTCCGCGATCTGGTCGCCAATCGGCCCCAAGTTGCGCATTTTGACGACCAAATCGCCCACGAGCGGGAAAACTTCAGGAATCGTCAGAATCTGGTCGGTGAACTCCTGCGCTTCCTCGCGCTGGCTCTCGTGGCTCGGCCCGGTCGTAATCGTCACGTCGTGGTCGCCCTGATAGGGCTTGTTGAGCGGGGATTGCGGGTCGTTCACTCGCGCCATGCTGTGCGTGCCATCTTCCTTGCGCAGCGCGATGTCTCGCGGTGTGTCGTGGATGACCTTGAACACGTCATCAAGCTGCCTTCCGCCGAACTCGAGCGAGCGGTCGTAATTATCAATGAAATGGAAGCTGCCCTGCGCGCGTTCGCCCTGAATCCGCTCGAGAGCCACGCCTGATTTCTCGTTCTGGCGTTGCGCAGCGGTCGGTAGAGGAGCAATCCCCATTGCCGCCATGATCGAGCGTTTGCAGGCGTCTTTGGCTTCTTCGTAGGCCTCGAAGTTCGGGATGAACGGGATGCGCTCAGGCTTGATTGAGCCCGGCTGAAAGCCTTCGGGGATGCCGAATTCCACGTAAGCGGTCGGTTCATCGTTCAGCTTCTCCCACTGATCGGCAAACTCGCTGAACATGCCCTTCGGTCCCATATACGGGGCGTTGGGCGTCTTTTTGGCCTCCATCATCTCCTGCGAGGCATAATAGTTCAGAAGCCGTTGAGGATCGCGGGCGAGCCGGATGAGCGAGAACAGCATCCTCTTGCTGCCTGCGCCCTCGTCAATGTAGAGCTCTTTGCCCCAGACCGGGATAATCGGAATCCAGTTGCCGGGCCAGCCCTTGCCCTTGCGCGGATCGTTCGTTTCGAGGATTTCAACGCCGTTGATGACGTACTGCACGATGCGGCGGTCGTCATACTCGCGCGTCTTGACGATCTTTTTGGGGTCGTGGTTCTCTGGCAGCTCGTCCGAGCGCATCACCACCCTTGAATCATCGGGCAGCTTGACCAGGTGCAGCTTCTTCTTCTCGGTGATGACGCGCCACCAGCTCACCACCTGTACTTGCTTGTCCTTGTTGAACCAGTCTGGGGCTATTTTCTGGATTTCTTCGGAGAACTCGGCTATCTGGGCATCGGGCCATTTGCGCTTGAACTTCTCTTCGGACATCCACTGAATCTCGAAACAGTCCTCAGCGTCGGAACAGTCGTAGTTGTTGCAGTCCGGGTCGTAAACGATGGTGTTGGCATTGGCGATCTGCCGGATTCGCACGCTCAGGTTGAATGATTTCGGGTCCGCGTAGTACGTCTCAAGTCCCCAGAAGCCGTAGCTGCCGCCCGTCGCTCCCTCGAATGCCGCGATGTATGCGGACTGGGCCTGAGAACTGTACTCAACCGAGCGAATCCAGTCGGAGCGCGTGTCAGCAGTGTCGTTCGTTGCCCCGCCGCCTACCGGCATGACCTTGACCGCGCGCTTGTTCTGTCGAATGTCGTTGTTGAGCTGGTTGATGTACTGCGTCAGCTCGTCCAGGTGAATCATGGGGATGTGCTTGTCGCGACGGCGCTGCTTCTCACGCTCGTCCCAACTGTCACCTGCGAGGAAAAGCATGTCGCGGTCGTGCTCTTCGCGAATATCTTTCCATTGCTCGAGACAATAGCGAAATCTGTCCCGCGCTTTCTTCAGGAACTTCTGGTCGCTCTCGCTAATGGGCATTGGGCGCCTTCCAAGTGGTCACGAGGATGCGCCGCGGCGTGTAGTGCAGGACCGTGGGGATGTGGCTCATTGCGAGATTGCAAATCAACTGATCGAAGCTGTCTTGCTCTTGGGGCGCGGGATACGGGAAGGATTGCGTAATCCAAACAAAGCGCTCGTAAGGGACGCCGTGCAAGTCTATGCCTTCCGGCCGGCGATGAATGCGTGTGAGTCGGACTTCTTGCGCTTGCCGATCACGCTTTCGCCCTTCTTGAGCTTGTAGACGCCTGATTTCTTGATCTTCTTCTTGCCCTTGAGCTTGTCGAAGCTGCCCATGACCCGCGGATCGACAGGATTGATGCCACCGGGGCTTTGCAGTGGCAGACCGCCGCGCGTTCCGAACCCTCCGAATTCACCGCCTGCACCAGGATTCCACGGCCGCGCGATCGGTCGTCCCATCATGTCAGGCCTCCGCTGCTTCCTTCGTCTCGTGCGTGGCTTCTTCGGTGTCCTCGCCTGCGCCTACGTCGGACATTGAAATGCCCAGCTGCTTTGCGACATGGTGCAGGATGTGGCCCTTGGGGATGCTTACCGGCTCATGCGGACCGTCGAACTTCTTGACCGCGGGTGGGTGATCGAAATGGGTGTGATGGAGCTCGACGTTGTGCCCGCCGCTCATGTTGGGGCGGATCTCCATGTGCGAAACTACCTTTTCGGGGATTTTCTCTTTGTACGTCGTGGCGCGGGAATCAGCGGCCGTTGCCATTCGTAGTCTCCTTCGTTGTAATTATCGCGAGAATTTCGATCTCCCTCATGGCAAATAATTCTGTCCCCTCCCACTTTACGGTATTTCCACTCTGGGGGTAGCGTGTGCAAAGAACGATGTCTCCGACTGCGACCTCGAACCTGTGCTGCCGCCCATCTTTCAACTTTCCATCACCGATTGCAACAACTTTCCCGAAGCGCGAGGGTTCGGCGTAGAGCTGTGGCGCCACGATCATGCTCTGCTGCATTGCGATATTGACCGGCCAACAGCGGATGTCGTCGGGAAACGACTCGATCTGCACCAGGTCGCCCTTCCAAGTCAGTTCAGCATGTTGTTCAGGAAGTCGTGCAGGTTCAGGTGGTCGTGCTTGTCCACGCACTCGTAGCACACTGCCCCGCTCGCGCACTTCGGGCACGCCGCGAACATCTCCATGGCCGTGATGTCCCGTTTGCAGTCGATGCACCTTGCGATGGGGGGCTTTCCTGCTTGCGCCTTGAGCATGTCGCGGTTCTGCACCATCAGGAACTTCAGCACGTCGCTGAGCGTCTTGAGCTGGTTGCGGCCGATCATCTTGCGGCGATTTGGAGTGATGAGCATTTGCCCTCGATTGTCGGGGAAAGTCTGGCGTGATGCCGTCTTTGGGATTACAGGAGTCCACTGCGCGGCTATTCCCCTCTCGACGCGCCCCTCTCACCGCCAGAGCTGATTTCAACTGAACCACCAGTAGCGCACCCAAGCGTAGGCATGGCGCAGCCTGATTTCGATTGAGTCGCGGAGACTAAGAGTGTAGATCATCGTTTCTTGGCCTTCTTTCCGCGCTTGAAGCTCCCCTTCTTGCCCAGCGCTACAGTTACGGACTTGAAGCCGCCATGTGCTCTCATAAAATCTCCACCGTTGGGTAGGCTATGCTCACATCTTGCTCAATCCACATGCCCATCAGTTTTGCCCTTGTCTCTGGGTATCGGGCCATCTCGAATTCCATTTGCTTGCAGGAATCGATAATCTCCCAGAGCGTCTTTGGGTGGAGCTTGATCGCGACAGGATCCCGCCGATGCATTTTGATGAATGCGTGGCGAGCCTCACGTACCGCGAGCACGTCAACTTGGCTCATACGTTCTCCCCGGTAACTACATCTGTCGGCACGATGCGCCCGGCGCGCGTCGGCTTGATGATATTGGCGAAGTGGCTGCCGATCGATGGCGCGCTGAGCAGTGCGGCGTACTCGTCCACGTTTACATCAGGGAACGAATACACCCGGCCATTGTGGAAAGCGACTTCCAGCGTGTTCGTGTGCGGGTCGTGCCCCAACTCCGAAATGCTCGTGCTCTGAACGGGTTGGCGGATCACGATTGCCTCGAAGATTTCAGCGTCTCACGCACCACATCGTTGCCTGCAGGAATGATCACCAGCACGTCAACTCCAGGCAGTCGGGGCTTTCGCTGGCGGGCGCGCCGGCCTTGGCCTTTGGACTTCCTTGATCGCGACGGCGAATGTCCTAAATGCGTCGGCATCATGTGAGGCCCAGTCGTGCAGCGGCTCCCGCTTGAACGTGTTTAGATTTTCGTCCCGATCATAACGGTAATGCCGCAGCGATTGCAAGCCGTCCGTGCACTTATCGCGATCAAACCAGCAACGAGAGAAGATTGCTCGCGCCGCAGCTATTCCGTCCGCAACGCTAAGCTTGGGCGTAATGAACACGGACGCGGGGAAGTGAAGCCGAAGCTGTTCTTCGATGCTCTTGCCGGTCCCGAGCTCGTGTGCCGCGCCATCGTGGGGCAGGTAATGCTTGCCGTAGACGTAGGGCCTGTCCTTGAGCGCCTTGATGTAATAGCTCAGGGCCTGAAGCGAAGCGCTGAGATGGTCGATGATGCGGAACTCGAAGGCGATCGTCTGCACGAACCAAATGGACGTGTTATCGCCAAATCCCAGATCCCAGAACGTGTGGACCGGGTGCTGGGGGTCATAGGGCACGCGGGTCAGCCGGCCGTCCTTCTCCGCGGCGCCAATCTCCTGCTTGTAGATTGCGCCCTCAACAGCCTGCTTGCACATGCCCTCGTAGACGTTCAGGTAATCGTCCTCCGAGCGCGCACGCAGATCAGCGATTTCCTGCCTGATCACCTCCGTAACCCAAGGATTGTCCTTCCACGTGGTGTGCACAACTTTGGCATTCGTGGGTGGGTGAATCGCAAAGCGCTGATGCGTCTCGTCTGTTTCGAGCTCCGGGTTGTAGCTTACCCAAATCTCGGAGCCCTCTTTGCGGATTGTGGGAATCAGCACGTTCCAGCTATTGCGTGAGACGGTCTGCGCTTCCTCAACCCAGCAGATGTCGTAGCCTTCAAAGGACTTGAGGTTGTTCACGTTCTGCCGGATGCCGGCGAAAGAGAAGAAACCGCCCGTGCCGCACGTTATGGCTGATTTCGTGACCGTGTAAAATCTGGATAGGTTCAGGTTCTGAATCTGGTCCTCAAGAAGCTGGTGCACGGATTCGCTGATGGACTTCTGCGTTTCGCGGGCGCATAGGATGCGAACAGGGTCCTTGCGGCCGGCCCATAGCAAGCCTGGCTGAGCGCAAATCATCAGCAGCGCGCGGGCGAAGTTCCACGACTTCAGACCGTAGCGACCGCCTTTAACTACCTTGTAGCGATAGGGTTGAAACAGGAACTCAAGCTTTGCGGGGAACTCGGCTACGCACTCAGTCGCTGCCATTCGTCTTTACCAGCTTGATCGTGATGGCTAGAGGATCGCCATCGGCCCCGGTAACTTCGTGCTTCTCTTTGACTTTCCCGTATCCGCGATCGGCAAGGACGCTAAAGGCGTAGGCGTTTCCCTTACGAAGCTGCGCGGCCATGCCCTCAGCAACCGACTCTGAGTCCTGCTCAAAGGTTCGGCGAGCAATAAGCGCAGCCATATCAACCCCAGGGAGTCCACCGGGGTTACCAGAGACTCCTTTAGGGAAGTGCGGTCCCTTGTTTCTCCGCGCAGCCGCCAGTGTGTTGGGGTGCATTCCACGTAGGTTGCCACGCTTATTTCGCTTGGGCTCAGGCGTTTCCGTCTCTGATGCCTTCGCCTCTTTGGCCTCTTCGATCTTTTGGGCTGTGCGCTTCATGGCACATGCGAGCGGAGACTGTCAACTGCACGCCCGAGATCCGCGATTGCCTCTCTTAATTTGGCGACGTCGCTCTTCGTGGCTGGCATTGGTGGCCTCTCCCGCAGAGCAGACATGGCTTGGCTCAGACCGCTTTTCACGCGAATCCAGTAATTGTGCCTCGCGATGCGCTTGTTTCGCGATACCGCAGTCCGGTTGCATTTTTCCTCGTCATCGCATTTCACCTTGAAGCAGACCGAGCACAGAATTTCGTTTGGCATTTACACCCACCTCTCGCGCTCCATCATATTCAGCGTGTTGTCCTTAGACAGCGTTTCGTGCCGGCGCTTCCCGGCCATGTAGCCCTTCAAGATCGGTAGTCTAGCACGAAGTTCGCGCAGGCCGATCGGCAACTCGCGAGGCTTCTTCTTGCGCTTAGCCTTTGGCATGGGTCAGGCGCCAGAACAGCCAGCTAGCAGCCGCGCCCTAAGCTTCTCTGCCGATCTCATGGCAAAGTCTCCCGCAAGGCGTTTGCCATACCTGTATGACCGTGAAACTCCAGGATCTTGACGCACCGCTCCAATTCTTCTGCCTTAGCGGATTGGCGCACATAAGCCACCAAGTTCTTTGCGGCTGCTTTCTTCTTGGATTTGACCTTGCCGCCCATGCGGCCTAGCTGTACTGCTGCGGGGTTCTTACTCATGGTGATCGGCCTGCGCATCCCACTCCTTCTTGATCTTCATGCGGATCGAAGTGCACATCTGAGAATACTGGCGATCAATCGTATCTCGCTCCATTTGGGCTACGAGACGTTCGAGAAACTCGGCCTGTCTATCCGTTAGGCTAATGTGAATCACCTGGTTTCGGCTCCAATGGTTCCGGTCGGATACCCATTCGACTCCCCAGCGTCTTGGTAGGCTTGGGCCTCAGCATCAGCAAAGCAATCGTCACATACGCCGTCCTTGGATTCCCACTCGTCCAACCCCATGAAGTTACGGCATTCTTTACAGAACATCGGCGCTACCTCCTACCAACAGCCTAGACCCAAGCGCTTGGGGCTATAATTTCTGCCATTGTCCGCTTGTCTTCAACCGTCACCGATTGGATTTCAGTTTCGCACTGTTCGGCCAATTCTTCGTCGCTCGCCCCCGCCGTGCCAGTCTCCGGGGATGGTGCGGGCAGTGGAATCGGGGCGAATCTAGTGTTGCATCCACTCGTGCAATACCATGAATCGGAAATAGTTCCGTCCCCATTATCGATAGGAACGTACCTGACTCGGTTGTGCGCACAACATGCTTGATTGTCGCTCACTTGCTCCCCTCCCCGGCAGCGCGTGAGGACAGCAGGGCAGCCGTTTTACGCATCTCACTGAATCGCTGCTGGATGCGGCCGACCAGTTTTTGCTCGAAGTCCTCATGCTGCCAGCCGCGAAAATGCGTTATTTCCTGAATGACGGCCTTCTCGATACCGTCCAGCTCGGCCAACCCCTGCGCTCTGGGTTGGGAGGAAAGTAGGGCGGCACGGCATGATAAAGACTGCGCTCCCACACCCTCCGCAGGCGCTCTATCCGGCAAGGGGGCAGCCAGCGATTCCAGTGTTTTGTTCACTTCTTCGCGCATCGGATCACGCCACGGTTCTTCGGCTCCGCATTTGTGACACTTCATGTCCTTCGGGACCATCAGGTGCGTTCTTGCCATCACCGGGTCGTAATTGAGTGTGCTTAACTCAAATGCTCCAGCGGGCACACCCTCCGTGGGCGCGGGCGGCGCAGCGGGCCGCTTATTCTTCTCCGAGTTCTGCTGGCTCATTCGTCATCTCCCATATCTAACGCTGCGATGTCTGCTGGCATTGGAACCCTTTCGCGTCGTAACTGGTACGGCTCTTTTCGGTCCCTTCGCCAGTTGTCAAGAAGGTTCTCGGCCTGACCCTTCGTCATTCCCGTCGCCATAACCATGCCACTGGCCGATAACACTTCATACTTGCCGGTGAACTGTCCCGGCGCAGCGGGCTTGTGTTTGGCGGTCATAATCGCCTGCGCCAGAGTCTCGCCCTTTCGCAAGGTAATCTTGGATTTACCAGTTCTACGTTCGCTCATGGCTGCACCTTGACAGGCTTGAACGCCAGCAGGTCTAGAACCTCGCTGAAATCGTTCGTTATGTGGTCGGCCATTTTCACCATCAGGTCCGGCTCACGAAGCGCAGGGATGTAAACGATTACGATCTTGCCCGCGCCTTTCGCGTAGCCCATTTCCATTGAGGCAGATGGTCCGCACGGCATCACGTACACGCACGCCTCGCACCATTTCAGGGCGTCCATATCGCGCTTGAACCCGCGCTCCGCCGCTGGCTGCTTCAATCCCCAGATGTACTCAGATGGCTTCCAGTCTTTCCAGTTTGGATCAACCTCGGTCCAGTGAAAGCCTTCCTCGTCGCGGAAGTCGTAGACCTCGTGGCCCGCTGCTCGCAAATCTTTGACTATTTCAGGCTGGAACTCGTTACGCCAACTTGTCGCCACATAAATTCTCATGCGTTCGTTCCTCCCTTCGAGTGATCCGGTGGGGTCATGGGCGCACCTTTTCGTCCAGAACGCAAATAGGCACCGGAATGCCGCTAGGGACCCAGCCGCCTGCGTGCAGACTGTACAGCATGTGCTTCGGGTCCTCTTCGACGTGCCAACCTTTGACTTCCTTGCCGATTCCCATTGCGTATCCACGGGCGTCCCCGAAGTGATCTTGGCTCGGATCGGGGACACCACACCGCAATTGGTCCATGGTCCATCCGCTCGCTTCTGGGACCTCGCTCAGAATCATCCCGTTCCACATGGGTTGTGGTGGGTTATACAGCAGGGATAGCCAAATCAAAACTGTCAACATTTTGCGTTTCTCCCTTCGAGTGATCCGGTGCCCCTACTGGTCCGGCATCCCCTTAAAACAGTCACCTGTAGCGTGGTGAATCATGCACTCGTCGTAACGTTGCATCAGCTCCTTGCTCATGCACGGTTCGTGCTCCCAGCACTTATATGGTTGGGGCTTGTAGCAGCCACACAGAAAAACCACTGCCATGATTGCGTATCGCATCATCTCCGCCTTCTCCCCAACGGCTCTGCGTTTGCGTCGATGATGTCCTGCCTCGTAACTCTAACTTTCATTTCTCATCCTCCGGTTACAAAACTCGCCTCAACATCTCAGCGGCTTTCCCCCGCAATACGTCCTGCGTCGAGAACCGAAACACACGCCATCCCATCTGAGCAGCGGCGTTGTACTTGTCAAGATCACGCTGATAGCCTGCTCCCCGCGTGTGCCGACCCCCGCTCCAAATTGCCCCTTCAATCTCTACTGCGACCATGTGCGGCGCTGCATAATCGAAACGCCACCTGCGCGCCGGACTGAACTGAAACTCGGGATACCACTTTTTGCCCTTCTTGCTCACCAGCTCATCCAAGAGGCATTCCATGCACAGTTGGGTCTCAGTCTTGGATTTGCGTGCGCCTACGGGCTTCCTGGGGGCCTTAGCGTTGATCCTAGTGCTCACGCCTTGCCCTCCCTGCGCACGGTTGGGACAGCAAGTTGCATCAGCATGTTGTGAAGGGGATATGCTCCGCAAGAATGCCCTCCCCTGTGGTACCAAACCTTGCCTCCTACGTATTTGATAGCCTCCATCCCAGATCGGCAGTACCGACAAGTTTCCCTAGTCGCCTCGCGCAGCACGTCAATCTTGGCTTGGAGAATAACTTCGCGCGCGTCCAAGACTTCCATTATTTCGCTCTCTGAGACATGTCGTTTAGCACGCAAAGACGAATGTAGGCCGAAAGTCTCAGATTCAACTTAGCAGCCCATTTCTCGATCAGCGCCCGCTCCGTCTTGGACGCCCTGAATCCTATGGTTTGAACCTTGTTCTCGATTGCCATGCGCAGAAGTTAAACGAGTGCGAAACATTTGTCAAGCACTATTTCGGGGAATTATATAGATGACTTCCTAACTTTTCCTCCGTTTTTATGCTTGAAATGGTGTATCCCT